AGGAAACGCAGGGTTACCATCTTCAAAATAATTGTCAGATGGACCAGTCCATCCCCATTCTTTAACATTTGGTACTAAAAAATAACCCCGTCTTGTTTCTTCAGATAGTGAAGGTGATTGGTTCCATTTAATTTTAAATCTATATTTTGCCTTTGTCGGAACTCCAACCGTAGGGTCTGATGATATTATTTGTTCTCCAAATTCATTAGTATACACATAATCTAAATTCATAGGTACTTCTACCATCCAAGCTCCGTTTTCATCAATTACGTGACCATCATTTGTTAATTTAAATTCCTCTAATTGAGGATATCCAAAAGTACTTGAGGTAGAATCAGTATCGTAATTAATAGTTTGTCTAATCGCTTTTATTTGACCCGGACCTGTAACTAATTTACAGAACTCTCCAATTTTTTTAGGGACTTTACAAGTATTACCAATTTTAATTTCATCTTCAGTACTCATAACGGAGCCGATAAAAACAGCTGTCGGTGTTAAATCAATATTTGCCTCTTGAGTTAAGTCAAAGTCAGTTCTTGTTATAGATGGTTTACAAACTTCTTCCTCACCCCAAAGTGGTAATACTTCAACTTGTTTTGTAAGGTTAATAATTTGAGGTAATGAATTTAAATTGGATGATGTGTTAAACCTTGACCCAGCAACTTGTCCTTCAGTTGCTAATCCTAATCTAATCAAATCTTGAGGTGTTAATGAAAATTCTCCAATGTCACTCAAATCAACATCCATTACAATAGTGTAAGAACCAATAGGTACACCAAATATCATATAGTCACCTGACTCATTAGTTTTGACAGTATATTTATAATACTTGTCGTAAACTTCAGATAAATTCTTATTAGTTAATACTTCTAATCTTGTCGGGAATGTTCCTGTTGGAGTGTGTCCTCCGTGAGATTGTTCTTTAGGTAATAAATTATACCTATATCCATTTTCATCTAAATTATCAATACTATTATATGGATAGATTTCAGATATAATTGGATTTTGTGAATCTTCGTCAGTAAGAGGTACAAACAATGAAAGTTTAACATTAGGAACCCCGTACCCTTTGTTAGTAAAAACCCTACCACAAATAACACCATAGTCAGAACATACTCTGGTATAGATGTCCCTTTGGTAAATCTTTAATGATAATATTTCTAAAGTCTCAAATTCTTGTTCTAAATCAATTGGAACGGATTTATCAACACCAACTTGGGTCCTAACTCTATACGACGAATTCATAGTATTTTTTTAATAAATAGTTTATGCCCTATTTTAAAAAAATAAATAACTTATGAGAAATTGACAGTTTGTAAATTCTTTGTTCTAACAACAATATCTTTATTTTGAAACTTAACTTGGTAAATTTGACTTGGTTCTGCAAATATTGTTTCATCAACTAAACTAATTTGTTTTGTTGTTGAATCAGAATAACTCATAGATGTTTGACTTGATGAATACTCACCACCAACCTTATTAAATACTGATATGTCAGATATACTAATCACGCCATTTAAACTTTGGATTTGTCTTCTAATTTCTGAAACATACACATTTTGACCCATCTCACGACTAGCAGGTGACATATAACCTGAAACCACACTAATAATTGATGTAATAACATTTCCTTGGTTTTGTGAAGAATCTAAAACCACACTAATATCAAAAGATAAATCAATAACTTGAGCGGCTTCAACTGAAATATAATCATTTATCATTCTATAGTTTGATAAATAATTTGCGATATTTTGTTGTAAAGTATTTGATACTTGACTTGTTAATGACCCACTTGAATCATAAGATAAAACTTTGATTTTAATTTTGTTTTCCTGTTCTACAATCGCCACTTTACCAGGTGCCCCAAATTTAGAAGGCATAGTATTAATTAACGACTGATAATCATTAATTGTAACTGCCCTTTGTTGGGCCGCAAAGTTATAAGAAACATAATTTCTTACCTCCTCAATTGTTGGAACATCCGAACCTCCAATTGCGGCAGTTATATTATTACAAGATATAGAATTAATAACATTACTACTGATTATTTGACTTGGTCCATTAACAAAGAAATTAATAGTTCCAATTTGATTAATAACATTAACCCCTAAATTACTACCAGCACCACCACCAATTCTATATTGGATGAACAAGGTTGAATTAGGTTTTAAAGTACTACCTAAACCAAAATTATTTTGATACTTACTTAAATCTAAGACTACACCGTTTGCTGCAAAATCTCGTAACATATCATCAGCAGAATTGTTACCACCACCAAAAGTTAATTTACAATAATTTTGTGGAGTATATTCTGAAATAAATCTTGTATTTGTTGTAATGTATGTTCCAACTTTAATACCAGGATTGTCTGATGTCTTTGTAGGGTCCTCCACAAACACTCTATCTTGAGCAAGTGAAGGTACTTCATACCATCTGTTACTAGGAGTTAAAAAATCACTATAAGAAGGGATACCGTTGTAACTTGTACCATCTTTTAAGATGACACTTGTAATTGATAGTACGTTTTGTTCAGGTAAAAATACTTCTAAAAATGGTTTAGCATCTTGAGCATTAATTGTTCTTCTAAAAACTTTAGTAGTTCCATTAACTAATACTTCTCTTTTAACAATTGTATAATTAATAAGATTGTTATTATTATCAAAGTTTGGAATTTTAACTCTATTAGGAAATCCTTGTGAATTATACGGTGACGAAAAATCAACGTCATCAACAGTTTCAAAAACTTGACCTCCACCAATCATTTGACCACCTCGTCTTAAAAACCCACAATATCTCAAATCTTCTTGGTCTCCAAGAACAGGTACAGTAATACTCAATTCAGCCATTGCAACTGATGGTCTTTGTCCCGGAATTTTAAGTCCGTAAGTTTTAGCAATATTATAAATTGATGACCTTTGTTGTGCATATTGAAGAACAGTTTCCTGAATACTTCTATCAATATTATAATGTAAGTTATCGGTTACGGCTGCGTTTAAATCCATAAACACAGAGAACAATGAAGCATCGTTAAAGTTTTGTACTACATCAGGATAGTAGGTTTTTGTAAAATTGATAAGTTCCGTTCTTATCGCTTCAAAATCTCTGACTGTATATGATATTTTTTTGTTAGCCATATAAAAATTAAATATTTAAAATTATGAAATCACTACTAGCAAAAGTGTTGTTTTGAACTTGGTAGTCAATTCTAACTTTAGCTGTATAATCTCTTGTCGCCTCACCTGGCATACTGTAAGTTCTATCTATCACCGCCCCATTACTTAAAACAATTTTGTCATCTTCTTCAGATGAAGTTCCTGTAACTTTGATAGATTTTAGTAAAAGGTTTGGTAAATACTTTTCACAAGAAACTCTGATATCGGATTCAATATCACCAAACGATAATCCATCTAATGGATTAAAAATATATTCATATAATCTTGTTCCAAAATCAGGTAAAAAATATCTTGAACCCTTCCTAGTTAATAAAAGATGAATCAAATTACTTCTAATCTCTTCGTCAGTTGTTGTTGATAGTGATAAGTAAGTTCCGTAGAATGAATCCCTAAAAGGAAAAATTACACCGTATGTTTGGTTTGTCGCCATATGATATAAATATAATGTCGTAATATTTTCAATAAATGATTAAAAATAAAAAATCCCGACAAATCGGGATGTTATTAATAGGGAGTTAATAATAAATTTATAACCCCATATCATCAATAAATTTTTTATGTGATTTTTTGTAAGAAGATTTGGTTTCGTCGTAAACATCAGTAGTATATTGCCAATTCCAATAAAGTTTTTTATTTGGTTCAAATCCGTAAAATTTGTGAACATCCATTTGAGTTTTAGTAACATTCTCACCATTCCAGTTTTGTCCAACACAAATAAACCCTGTCTCAATACCTTCAACGATATTTTTCTCACCTAAAGTATTATGTCTATTTTCAATCCAAGTCAATCTCTCAATTAGATTTTGATAAAACATATTTGATTGTCCCCATCTTACCGAACTAAAAAATATTACAGCATCCGACTCAAAAAGTTCTTTAGATATTTTCCAAAGTTCATCTGTCTTATTATTTAAACTAGCCCAACATCTGTGATATCCTGAAGGATTCTTTTTATCGTCTTTAAGTAACGACTTTAAAAGTCCACAACTATTACCATCTTTTCTTGATACATTTCCTTCACAAGGTAAAATTTTCAATTCTGAAACGTCAATAAAAACTGATTTGTCTCCAAGTTCTTCATTCAAATACATTGCAATTAGTTTTGATTTAGGAACATCTATATTGTTATCATCCCAATTATACCTATTTGAACAACTTAATAATAAAACTTTCTTTTTCTTTTTTAAAATGTCTAAAGTTTGTTTTAATTTTTTCGCTCCACCCTCTTGGACTAAATTTTCCAAAAGCATCATCTCTCTGATTTTTTTAATTTCTTCCTGAATAATATTAGACATACCGATAAATAGTTTATAAATAAAAAAAATCCCGACTTAGCTCGGGATAACACATCGGATTTTTTTATGAAGAACATCCAAAACAATCAAATTCACTATTTTCAGGTTTGTCAGGTAAATTCATATAACTGTAATCAACCTTTGGTGGTTCAGGAGTCGCTTTTGGTTTGTTAATTTTTGATACGTCCATAGCCAAGTGTTTTGCTCCTGTTGAGATTGCTCTTGTTCTAACGTAATAACAAAGTGTCTTCAATCCTTTTTCCCATCCATAAAAATGTGATGATGAAATCTTTGACAATGTTGGGTTTGACATATAGATATTCATTGATTGTGACTGGTCAATGAACGGTGCTCTGTCAGCTGCCATTTCAATCAATGCCTTTTGTGAGATTTCCCAAATTGTTTTATACTTTTCAATCAGTCTTTCAATTCTCTTAACTTTAAAGTTATATCTTTTATCTTCAGGGTCCAAATAATTCAAGAAGTTAATTCCTTGAATTGAACCTTCATTCATAATGATTTCATTCTTTAAGTCCTCAGACCAAATTCCTATCTTCTCAAAATCACTAATCAAATACTTGTTAACAATCATAATCTCACCACCAATTACACGTCTGTTGAAGATTGCCGAATGAGCAGGTTCTGTCATTTCATATGACCCTGTAATCTTAGCTGAAGACGCTACAGGCATTTGAGCTGTAAATAATGAATTACAAACACCATACTTACTAACACTTTCTTTTAGAGTTGACCAAGACCATCTTCCTGATAACTCATCTTCGTTTAATCCCCACATATCAAATTGGAATACTCCTTTTGACATTGGTGACCCTTTAAAGTAAGCGTATGGTTCATATTTACCATCCATACACAATTTGTTACTCTCGGTAATTGATGCGAAATAAATTGTTTCAAAGATTTCTTTATTCAATTTACGAGCTTCATCAGATGTGAAGATATAATCCATTAAATAGAATACATCTGCAAGTCCTTGAGTTCCAATAGCAATTGCTCTCTGGTATAATCCACCCTTACGTCCTTTTTCAGTTGAGTAATTGTTAATGTTAACAACTTTGTTTAACGCTCTAACAACCTTACGTGTTTCCTCGTATAACCCCTGAAAATCAAACTCGCCATCTTTTACATAGTTCTTTAACACCATAGATGAAAGAGTACAGATTGCGGTTATATTCTCGTCAGTGTATTGATAGATTTCATTACAAAGATTTGATTGTTTAATAACACCAATGTTCTGATGGTTTGTTTTTCTGTTAGCACTATCTTTAGAACATAGATATGGAACACCCGTTTCAACTTGTGATTCAATAATCTTATTCCAAATTTCCTGAGCCTTAACTTTCTTACCAAGACCCATACTTACGGCTAATTTATAATTTTCTTCGTATTCATCACCGTAACTTTCTTGTAATGGTTTGATACCCGCTTTAATAATATCGTTAGGACAGAACAGATACCAATCGTCGTTGTTCTTAACTGCGTTCATAAAGTTGTCAGGAATCCAAAGTGCGGTAAACAAATCACGAGCTCTTAACTCTTCAGCACCTGTGTTCTTTTTAATCTCTAATAAATCAAAGACATCTTTATGCCAAGGTTCCAAATAGATTGCCGCGGAACCAGGTCTACGTCCTTGTTGGTTAAAGAAACGAAGTGACTCGTTTACAATCTTCAAATACTTTAAAAGTCCACCCGCATATCCACCTGAAGATGTAATACGACTCTCCTTACTACGAATGTTAGACATTGATAGTCCGATACCCGCAGCATCAGATGAATAGGTTGAGATGTCTCTCATTGTATTCAACAAACCTTCACGAGAATCTGAATCATTATAATGAAGGACACAAGATGCTAACTGTGGAACCTTTGTACCAGCATTAATCATAATCGGAGTTGCCGGAGATATTCTTTGTGTTGACAATGATTGATAGTACTCCATCGCTTCTTCAAATGTATTAGTTACCCAAAGAGCAACTCTCATATACATATGTTGAGGTCTTTCAACAACCTTACCATCAGGTAATTTTAACAAGTACATTTCAGCAAGTGACCTCCATGCAAAATAGTCAAAGTTATAATCATTGTCGTGATTAATAATTTCGTCAATATTAGACGGATCATATTTTTCAACAATCTCCATTAACTCATTACTAACAACACCTTCAACGTGTAAAGTATGCATAGTATTTGAGAAACTTGGGTCAGTTTCCTTATGGTAAGATGAAATTGCAACTGATGACGCTAAACGAGAATAATCGTGATGACTACCTGTAAATGCCGCGGCAATTTCATAGATTAACTTATCTAATTCTTTTGTTGTAATAATACCTTCAGTTGGTACTGAAGTGATAACCTTGATAAAGATTTCATCTGAATTAACGTTCAATCCTTTTGAAGAACGTTTAATTCTTTGATAAATTTTTTGTGGGTTAAAGGACGCATCGTCCCCACCTCTTTTTTTAATTTTAAGTGACATCATAGTTTAAAAAGATAGTAAATTAAAAATCGTCAGTAAAGGAAATAGTCTCATTTAACTTAGCTTTTTGATATTCAACAGTACGTGACTCAAAGAAATTACCTTTTGTTTCAACTGCGATTTGTTCCATGAATTTGAACGGTTGCTCAACATTAAATTGTTTTTTACATCCAAACTTTACTAATAATCCATCAACAACAAACTCAAGATATTGTTTCATCAAATTTGAATTCATACC